GACATGATATTACCTCCCCTTTACCAGTAAGCAGCCATTCCGCCGATACATTATACTCCTCTACAAGGTATGTCAACCAAGCTGGCTGAAAAATATCCCTCGTTAAATCTTTTTCGAGGGTATTCATATTCCAACGGTTGATTCCAAATTTTTCTGTAAACGTTTTCTTCCCTCTTATAACATGTTCTGATTTCAAATGATACAGGGCTTGAAAAAAGCGTTTAACTACTTTTTGGCTGTCGATTGTTTGCATAACTCATCTGATTTAGCGTTTGCCTTAGCGAATTTAACGTTCAAATCGTTTTCCCGCTCACTTGCTCTCTGCCTCCAAGAAGAAAGCGTATCGGGGCTGAAAACGGGACTTCTGTTTTCCGTTATCGCTTGTTCGTATTCGTATAGCTCATCGGGCGACATGAATGGGATATATTTTTCTATTTCGAGGATTGCTTGGATATGGGCGAACGCTTCCCGTTGGAGCTTGAACAGCTTGCCTATTTCGAGCATTTCACCCTGTCCGAGCAAAAGCCATCGGGCATTGATTTCTGGAAGTATAGTGAGGATTGTTAATACGGGTTGCAACCCGAAGTTTTCACCCCTTAACAACTTGGCAAGATACTGCGGTGTCCACCCACACAGAGCAGCGAATTCTGTTTGCCGCCCGCCTGTCTTGTATCTGATTATTTCCTGTAATCTATTATTCATGTTTTTTAGATTAGTCTTGTGATATTTCAGAAATAGACATATCATCTAATATGTACGTACCTAAATTTAAAGCATCAAAAGATGATACATAATATACATTCAAAAAATTTTTCAGATCTATTGAATGTATTTTTCCCTTTATGAAATACTTTTTATTCCCATCGAGTTTTGATGCTACGTTATCATCAACACTACCAAATGCTGAAATATTTATAGTAACAGCAATAGATTTGTCATTACTATTCTTATTCAGATTATCAATAAGCATAAAGGGCTCTGCTACAAATAGTGCACATTTACCAGATTTTCCCTCCCTAAGACCATCAAATTTAAAAGCAACACTATCAAGCAATATGGCGTCTTTCCCTATAGCGTTCTTTGACATTACAGCTATTGAGTCATTTATTGACTTCTTCGCCATTTCATTAGTTGCAAAATTTGGATACAGCTGAATTAATTTCTCTGTATAGCGTTCTAATTTCGTTTTTGTACCTATATCTTTGCCTCCACACCCTGTTATCAGTAGAATAGTCAATAGTACTATTGTGGATAAGGTTAATTTCTTCATAACTATATATATCTTAACACTATTTCCTATTTCACACTCATACACATTAATACCCGATACACACCATACACATCCGTCATTGATACCTCGAACGGGGGAAACTTCGGGTTAATAGATTTACACAACAACATTTCGGGCTTTTTAGACGGAAACAACTGCTTTATTACCGTTCCGTTACAAGTATCCAACACATACACACGCCCCCAATCAATGAACGCCTTTTCATTAATGCGTTTAATGAGTATCTGTGAGCCTGATGGGTATTCAGGTGCCATGCTATCACCTGCTACCGACATCGCGTAATCAGCCCCTTTAATTGGCGAGATTATCTTCTCGCAATCGCTCTCCTTAACAGATACCACGAAATCATTTAGAGAACCACCTTGCGCAGATACAGGCAATAGAGGTATAGAGTATGTGTTATCCATATCATCTATTACCATTCGCTGATCTGCTGCTGTTGCTTCGGTAGCTTCTAACATTTCGCCCTCGCCTGTTAGCAGCCAATCTGAATTAAATATATTATCAAAAGCAGCATTGAACCTACGCAAAAAACTATCTGTAAGAATTTGCCCTTCCCCTTTCAATGCTTTTGATACATTGCCCTCACTTGCTTGCATACGTATAGATAAATCTTTTTGCGTATGCACATACCCTCGACTTTTAACATAGTCAAATGCTTTTCTAAGTCTATCTGCCCTTTTCATAATAACAATTATTATTGTTAATAATTATAAAAATAATAATATATCTTGCTATACTTCTTGTTATAACAACTTTTCTTGCTTATATTTGCATCTTAGTTACGATAAAGTAACCGCACAAAGATATGAAATAATAATTAAAATCGGAAATAAATAAACTAAAAAGTTAAGGAATGGACAGAGTAAAGATTTTCAAAACGGATTGTCAAAAGGAACGCGAGGAGCGCGACTTGGCCATCTACAATGAGTACACCGCGCTGATGTCCGTTGAGGGACAAAGCAAGACACTCGTTACGGAGCACTTGATGAAGAAGTACGGCATACATAGTCAGGGCACTATTTATGTTATTCGCAAACGTGTTGAAGCTAAACTAAAACGGAGGGAGGTTACTGTATGAATACAACGATAAAGAAATGCGTACAATGGTGTGCGTTATCATCACTTTGCATAGTAGGTTTCTTCGCTTTTATACTCTTTATAGGTGATGAAGACCCACGCAACCCAATTTCATTAACGGAATGGATGATAATCAAATTTTTAGCTTTTGTAGTACTCGCACTATGCATTTTAGCTGGAAGATGGTTGTATAACCTCGGTTATCTACCAAGATGCTTAGGTAAATTAATTGATGAGGAGTTTTGACTATGACACAGCAGACATTGACATTACAGGATTTGAGTAATCAACTTGGAAGAGTTGAAAAGTTCGCGGCGATAAATGCAAAGGCTATTCTCGACCTTGACGAAGCAGTACTTTTTACGGGGTTCAGCAAGGGGCATTTATACAGGCTTACGAGCGAACGGCAGATACCGCACTACAAGAAGAGCCGCAAGCTATATTTCAGAAAATCAGAGTTGGAGGCATGGCTTCTCGAGGAAAAAGTACTAACAAACGCTGAATTAGACAGTCGCGCCGCAACCTATATAGCAACACATAAATAACAAACAAAATGGAACAGGCAAACACTCACAAACGGCTCATTCGCGAACATTTGTTGAATGGTGGCTCAATAACAGCTCTCGAAGCATTGAGAGAATATGGCTGTTATCGCCTCGCTTCACGAATAAGCGACCTCCGACAAGAGGGTATGAAAATTAGAAAGACAATGGAAGAGAGTATCTGTAAGGCTACAGGTAGGCCTGTTAGGTTTGCTCGGTACTCAATCAAAAAAGAAAACGCAATGTCCGAAGCAAATAGAGGACAAATTAAATAATTCCAAACAATTATGGAAAATGAAATCATCGAAGTAAAGCAGGCCGAAATGTTGACTGCTATTAATCGTGCGGAGGTAGACATTCAGATTGCCACTGCGAAACAGTACCCGCGAGATGTAAATGCTGTTCTGAATAAGATAGCGACATACGCTACAATGGACAGAGAGACTGCGGAGGACTGCTTCTACAGCCTTAAAAGAAAAGACGCCAACGGGCAGGATGCCATCATTGAGGGACTATCCGTTCGCATGGCGGAAATCATCGCTGGGGCTTGGGGTAATCTCCGTGTACAGACGCGCATCATTGGTAACGACGGGCGTATGATAACTGCACAGGCTATCTGCCACGACCTCGAAACCAACTTTGCAGTAAGCAAGGAGGTGAAGCGTAGCATTATGACAAAGAAAGGCTACACCTACTCGCAGGACATGCAAGTAGTAACGGGGAACGCAGCCTCATCGATAGCTTTCCGTAATGCCGTATTAACAGTGATACCGAAAGCGGTAACAAAGCGCATCATCAACGATGTTAAGAAAGTTGCGCTCGGGCAGGATATAGACCTCGAAAAGAGGCGCAAGGCTATTATCGAATACTTCGGAAACCTCGGTGTTACAGAACAACAGCTCTTCAACTACCTTGGCATCAGTAAGATAGAGGAAATCGACAAGGAAAAAGTATTTGAGCTCCGTGCTACAGCCAATGCGATTAAGGAGGGGTCAACAACGGTACAAGAAACGTTCGTGCGCCCTGCTGCCGAAGCCAAGAAACAAGCCGCTGGAGAGAAAGCTGCTAAAACAGCGCAAGATAAGGCTGCCGCTGCTATTGCACAGGCAACGGGCGAACCGACACCTACCTCCGTTGAGGCGACCGATAAAGCCCCCGCTGGTGTAGACCCCGAAACAGGGGAGATTAAAAACAGCGAACAGCCGAAAGAACAAAAGAAAACAACAACCAAAAAACAATAGAAATTATGGAAATTAACGAAATCATCGAAAAGCAAGTAAAGACTTGGCAAGAGAAAGACAACGAGAAGCGTAGTGTTATCGTGATAGCTACAGAAGATTTGGCTGATAACAAAACAGCTTTAGCAATGGGAATTATGGGTAAGGCGTTCAATCTGAAATTAGCTATTGCAAAAGCATTGAATGCTGACGAGCGATTACATAAACTATTAGACGATGGCGTAAAGTTAGCCCTCGTTGAGCGTATTCTAAGCGGTAATACAAAGAAAGAGGAGGAGACAAAATGAGTAATACCATCATTCGCCCAAAGGATAGAACTGAGTGGCTGAAATACAGAGAGAGCGGAATAGGTAGCAGTGAAGTCGCTACAATAGTTGGGCTCAACCCGTGGGAAACCCCTTATCAGTTATGGAGGCGCAAGGTAGGCCTTGATGCTCCGAAGCTGGAAAACTTCGCTATGAAAGCGGGGCACTACCTCGAAGACGCTGTTAGCCTATTTTGGCAAGATGAGACGGGACAACAGGTTATCAAGTCTTCCGCTGGCGATTGGCTTATCCGTGATGATGAACGCCCTTATTTACAAGTAAGCCCCGATCGTACTTATTGGCTGGCTGATATGCCTCACAGCAACGAAAACAAAGGCATATTAGAATGTAAGACAACGCAAATGACCATTGACGAGGACGATATACCGAAACATTGGTTTGTACAGGTACAATATCAGCTGGGAGTAGCAGGTTACCAACACGGCTCGTTAGCTTGGCTCACACAGGGCAGGAACTTCGGTTACAAAGACCTCGCATTTGTTCCCGACTTCTTCGCTTGGTTGGTTGAGGAAGTTGATAAGTTTTGGGTTGATAATATCCAAGCCAAGCAAGAACCGACGGCAGCCAACGTGCAGGATATTCTGTTGAAGTACAATCGCCATACGGACGGTAAGATTGTTGAAGTTAACGACGAGATTTTCGCCGCCTACCAAGACTTGAAAGCTGTTAAGGAAGAGCTTTCAGCTATTGAAGAAAAGAAAACCGATTTGGAGGAGAAAATCAAACTCGGCTTCGGCGATGCAGAAGCTATCAGTTACGATGGGCAAACGCTGGCAACTTGGAAAGCTCCAAAACCGAGCAACAAGTTCGACGCAAAGGCTTTCACGGCGGCGCACCCCGACCTTGCCAAAGAGTTTACATTCCCGACACAGGGCGCGCGACGCTTCCTCCTAAAGTGATATTCAAATGATAATCATCAGTAATGCACAGCGCGACCAAGTGGTACGATACCTCAATGTGTTATGCGGAATATTAAATGACAAAGACACGAAATCGTACAACATTAAAAGGCTCTCACGCAAGCTAATTGTACAATTAGAGGCAAAGTGTCCCATACGGGATGAGAGTGATAACCGAACAGATGATTAAGTGTAATTACACAGGCTCCGAACACGGGTGGAGAAGCCGAAAGGCCTCCAACGCTGCTGTTATGCGTGGTTAGCCCTACGGTTCGGAGCATTTTCATTGAACAAATGATAACATTAAGACAAAATCAGAGCGAGCCTATAGATAAGGCGATACGGTTCTTTCAAGAGCCGAAGCCAAAGCCGAGCTTGATTGTACTGCCAACGGCTTGGGGAAAGTCTATCCTTACAGCTTACGTCGCAAAGCATACGAATGACAGGCTGATAGTATTGCAACCCTCAAAGGAGCTACTCGAACAAAACTACAAAAAATATCTGCATCTATGTGACGGCTTTGCGAATGCGGGCATTTACAGCGCGAGTTTCGGACGTAAAGAGATAGCGCAAGTTACTTATGCCACTATCGGCTCGATAAAGGCACTTGGGGAGAAATTCAAGCGATTAGGCTTCACAAAGATGCTGATAGATGAAGCACACCTGTACCCTCGCGAAGCTAATAGCATGCTGGGGACATTTCTCAAAGACAGCGGAATAACGCATGTGCTCGGTATTACCGCTACACCCGTTAAGTTGCAGACAAACAGAGATATGGAGGGGAATACATTCTCTAAACTCGTAATGCTCACTTCACGAAGTAAAAAAGGCAACTTCTACAAAGATATTATCCATGTCGGACAGGTACAGGAAATGGTGCAGCTTGGATATTGGTCACCTTTGAAATATGAGGCTGCGGGGTTTGATGACAGCCTATTGGTGTTCAATACCAGCAAATCGGAATACACAGAAGAAAGTGTACAAATGGCCTACGATGCAAATGGCGGGACACAGGCTGTTATTGGTGCCCTCGACGCACACCCCGAACGGCAGCACGTGTTAGCATTCGTTCCCTCCGTACAAGATGCAAAAGACCTATCGGCACACTACCCTAATTCTGCTGTAATATACGGCGATATGGATAAAAAAGAAAGAGCGGAGACGATAGAGCGTTTCAGAGCGGGGCAAATTCGTGTAATATTTAACGTACGTGTGCTTTCAACGGGCTTTGACTATACAGGCATCGATTGTATCATTTTTGGGCTTTCTACGGCTTCTATCGCCCTGTATTATCAAATCATCGGGCGCGGTACACGTATAGACCCGAACAAAGAGGATTGCCTTATCTGCGATTTGGGAGGTAACGTAAGCCGTTTCGGACGGGTTGAGGATATTGTGTTTGAAAAGGGTAAACTATGGCGTATGTTTGGATCGGGCGGCCGTTTACTTTCAGGCATACCAATT